GGTGCTGCATCTACTTTTGCTGCTGAAGCACTTGCTGTTGTTGGTGCTGCAGATACCATTGATGTTGTTATCGCTGGTGCTGCCGCTGCAACTGGACGCTTACGTGTCTATGCAGTAGTTGCAGATATTTCTGCCGCAATGACTGAGGCTGCTTCAGCCCAGCGTGATTTGCTGTAACACTACACTAAACTTTGGGGCTGGCTTTGTGCTGGCCCCATTGCTGCATTTTAAGGAAACATAATGGCACTTACATTTCTTACATTAGCAAACGATGTTATTACACGTATGAATGAGGTAACTCTTACTGCTTCTAACTTTACGGATGCTAGAGGTGTTCAGGTACAATGTAAAAATGCCGTTAACGAATCAATAAGACACATCAATCAAAAAGAATTTGGTTATCCATTTAACCATGCAAGTAATAACTCTGTATTAGTTCCCGGTACTTCAAGGTATACTGTTCCTGCTAGTACAAAACATATTGATTACAATACAGCTAGAATAAAAAGAGACACTGATCTTAGTACATCAGGTGGAAACCTTGCAAAACTAGATTATAACGAATACATAAATAAAGAGTTTGCCAACCAAGAAGATGAAGTAGATGCAACTACACTTAACGGTAATCTAACGGATAGCGCAACTACAATTACTGTCGCAAGTACTACGGGCTTTGCAACTACAGGAGTTCTTTTTATATTAGGTGAACAAGTAATATACACAGGGCTTACATCTACTACCTTTACAGGGTGTACTAGAGGTTCCAATGATACTACAGCCGCTGCACATGCATCAGGCGTACAGGTAGCTTCTTTTACTAATGGTGGAGTACCACAGTTTATAGTACGTACACTAGATAATAACTATTTACTTTATCCTTTACCAGATAAACAATATACATTGGCATTTGACTTCTTTACATTTCCAGATGATTTAACTGCACACGGAGATATAACTACAATACCAGATAGATTTCTTCCTGTAATTGTAGACGGTGCTACGGCATTTGTATATCAGTATCGTGGTGAGATGCAACAGTACCAGTTAAACTTTGATAGGTTTGAAGATGGTATTAAAAATATGCAGAGTTTACTTATAAACAAATATGAATATGTTAGGTCAACTATGATAAGTAGACCTAGTAGATATAATGTTGGAATTACCTTTTAATGCCAGATAGTTCACAGGTACAACCTGCCGCATTTAACTGTGAAGGTGGGTTAGTATTAAATCGTTCTACTTTCTTGATGCAACCCGGCGAGGCTTTAGTTTTAGAAAACTTTGAGCCTGACGTTGAGGGTGGCTACAGGAGAATGAATGGCTTTCGTAAGTTTGTTAATCAAATAGTTCCACAGACTTCTGCTGCATCTGAGAGAGTTATTGCAGTAGCTAACTTTTCTAATAAGGTTATTGCAGCTAGGGGCGAAAGAATATACAATGCAGGGTCTAGTGAACTAGCTACCGCAATTACTGCAACTGAAACTATGTCAGGTTCTGGAGTAATTAAAATAGACTCCGTACTTGGATTTACGTCTAGCGGTACAGTACAAATTAACAGTGAGGCATTTACATACACAGGTATTAATGCTGCAGTATCTCCTAACGAACTTACTGGGGTAACTAGGGCAGCATCTAGTACTACGGAAGCTGCTCATCTTGGCAATGTAGTAGTATCTACTTCGTGGACACAAATTGATACTGGTAGAACTAATGCAGCTAAGTACAGGTTTGAAAGATTTAATTATAATGGCACAGATAAAATTATCTTTGTTGATGAAGTAAATGCACCTGTAGTTTTTGATAGTTCTTTTAATGCAGTAGATGTTAGTAACGCTGCAGTTTCAGGTTCTAAGTTTATAGCATCATTTAAAGACCACATGTTTTACGCAGGTAAAAGTACTACACCAGAAGAAGTTGTATTTAGTGTAAATTTTGATGAAGATAATTTTGGTAGTGGTGCAGGTAGTATTAGAGTAGACGATACTATTACAGGACTTAAAGTGTTTCGTGATGCATTGTTTATATTTTGTGAGAATAGAATATTTAAACTTACAGGTGTTAGTGAGTCTACATTTGTAATGACACCAGTTACTAGAAGTATTGGTTGTCTTAATGGAGATACCATACAGGAATTTGCAGGTGACTTAGTGTTCCTTGGCCCTGACGGTTTAAGAACAGTAGCTGCTACTGCAAAGATTGGTGATACAGAACTTGGTACAATTAGTAAAAACGTACAGTCTATTTTTGATGCTAACATTCGAGACTCTGCACGATTTGAAAGCGTAGTCATAGCTGACAAAACACAGTACAGAATATTCTTTACTAAAGATGGTCAGGCAGAAGGTATTACAAGAGGTGTTACTTGTGTTAAGAAAGCAGAGGGATATGAGTTTTCTGAAATACGTGGAATAAAACCTACTGCTACAGATACTCTTGTAATTGCAGGAGATGTACTTGTATTACATGGGGATAATAACGGGTTCATACAGAGACAAGAAAAAGGTAACACCTTTGATGGTACTGCAGTACTAGGAAAGTACAGAAGTTCTGACTTGTCTTTTGGTGATACTGGTATTCGTAAACACATGCAAAGGGTTATTGTTAACTACAAGCCTGAGTCAGCTATTGCCGCTGAGTTGCTAGTAAGATACGACAATGAAAACTCTGACTCTACTAGGCCAAACCCCTATACGTTAGATTCATCTGAAGTAGCTGCGCAGTTTGGTAGTGCCTTGTTTAGTACTGCAGGTGGTGCCGTTAGGTTTGTTTTTGGTGGGCCTTCACAGCCTCTTATAAGACAGCCAGTAGAAGGTTCAGGTTTTTCTGTTGTACTAAGAATAAACGATAGTGGGGAATCTGCCCCGTATTCACTTAAAGGTTTTCAGTTAGAATATCAATTAGGAGCAAGACGTTAAATGGGTGCTACATACACAAGACAATCAAACTTTACTGATGGCGATGTCATTACAGCAGACTTGTTTAACAATGAGTTTGACCAACTTCTAGCTGCATTTGCTTCTAGTACTGGACACACACACGATGGTACTGCTGGTGAAGGTGGTCCTATTACTCTAGCTGCAACAGATACTCTTACTGTGGGTACAAATGCAGGTGACGTATCTATTGTTTTTAACGGCGGTAGTAATGACGGTACACTAAAGTGGATGGAAGATGAAGACTACTTTGAGTTTTCTGATGACATACTTATGGCTACCACTGAGAAGATACAGTTTACTAATACTTCTAACTACATTCATTCTGCTAGTGCTGGAAATATTGATCTTGTAGCAGCTACAGAAATACACCTTGTATCTACTACTATTAATATGGACGGTGCTGCAGACATCTCAGGTAACTTAGCTGTAGGTGGTAATCTTACAGTAACAGGCGATGCTACAGTAACTGGTACTACAACGTTTAATGGTGGTACACTTACTCTTGGTGATGCGGTTACAGATAACGTTGTCTTTGGTGCAGATGTAAACTCTAGCATTATTCCTAATGGTGTTAATGGTTCGTTTGACTTAGGTTCGTCAAGTCAAGAGTGGCGTGACTTATTTATAAACGGCACTGCACACATAGACACACTAGACGTTGATGTAAATGCTACAGTAGCAGGTACTCTAGGTGTGACTGGAGTATTAACTACTACAGCTACACAGGTAGCAACGGGTGGAATCACAAGTGGTTCAAATATTGTTTCTGACACAGACAGCACTGATGATCTTGGTACAACCAGTGTTCGTTGGGCTAACTTATTTGTTGATGGTATTACTGCAACTGATCAAATAACAGCTACTGGATTTACTGGTACATTAGACGGTATTCTTGGTTCTGGAACTGCTGCTGCCGCAACTGTAACATCTCTTGATACAAGTGCTGCTGTTAATTTAAACCTTGCTACTGACTCAACTAGCTCAACTTCAGGTGCTTTAATTGTTGACGGTGGTGTTGGTATAGCTAAAAAGTTATTTGTTGGTACGGACTTAGACGTAGACGGTACTGCTAATTTAGACGTAGTTGACATAGACGGTGCAGTAGACATGGCCTCTACTCTTGCTGTCACTGGTAAAATTACTGCTGATGCAGGTATAGACATTGATAACTTTAATATTGATGGTACTACAATAGCTCTTAGTTCTGGCAACTTAGATGTTGATGTTGCAGGTAATGTAACTATAGATGCAGATGGTGGTACAATTACATTTGCAGATGCAGGTAGTTCACTAGGTACTATTACCTCTAGTGGTTATTCAGGTACGTCTGCAGTCGCTACTACAGTTACAATAACTGACAATGAAAGTACTAATGAGAACAACGCCCTTGTATTTACTGCAGGTGGAGACTTAGACGGTGGTAACTTAGGTTTAGAATCAGACGGTGATTTAAAGTATAACCCAAGTACAGGTACACTTTCTGCTACTAATATTTCTGTAACTGGTACACTTAGTACTGTAGACTCAGTTACAATGAGTGCTAACAATGCTGTTGTATTTGAAGGTGCTACTGCAGATGCTCACGAAACTACACTTACAGTTGTAGACCCTACAGCAGATAGAACAATTACTTTACCTAACCAATCTGGTACTGTGCCTGTACTAGCTGCAGCAAGTAAT